TGGCCCCGGCGGAAACCTTACTGATGCCCGTCTTGCCCGCGTAGGTGGCGAAGCGGAAAGCGTCCAGCTCCGGCACCACCTTGGTGCGGATGAACTCGCCCGCCAGCATCCCGAAGGCCAGCCCGGCGGATTCCGCGTTGTCCATATTGTCCACCATGAACATCCGGCCCCGGTCGAAGTTGCAGGGCACGGTCTGGTTGGTCAGGGTCACGTCGCCGCTGACGTAGCCGTCATTGCGGCTGTAGTCGCCAAGGCCCTGCATGTCCAGCATGGGGATGATGAGTTCGTTGGCGTTGGCGCCCGCCCGGGCCAGCTCAGGGTTGCCGTCCAGTACGGCGGTCTTGCTGGCCTCCTTGTACACCTCGTCCAGCAGGGGCACATACTGCTTGAAAAGCGCGATCGAATTAGCCATGTGTTTCTTTCCTCCGTTTTTTCGTTATTTCAGTCCCATGGTCTGCCGCATCCGCGCCAGATAGTCCTGACCGGCGGACGGGCTGGCCTGCTTGGGAGGCTCGGCCTTCAGCTGCTCGTTCACCGACCGCTTGACGCTGTCCCGGAAGGCCTTCTCCGCCGCGTCCAGCGTGGCGGCCATCTGGTCGTCGTCCTCCAGCGATACGCAGCCCACCAGCGACGGGGGCAGCCCCCGGCTGGTCAGCGTCTCCACGGCGCTGGCCCGGCGTTCCTGCCGTTTCAGCTCCCGTTCCCTCATGTCCAGGGCGGCGGAACGCTCCTTCAGGGCGTTTTCGGCCCGCTGCTCCGCCGTCAGGCTCTGCTCCTGCTCCCATTTGGCCCGGGCGGTATTCAGGGCGACCGTGGTGTGCTTGTCCAGCTGGCTGCGCAGCTCCGGGTGGGTCTTCAGCAGCTCTTTCAAGTCCAGCGTCTGGCGCTGGGCCGCCGGTTCGGGCTGCTGCTCGGGCTGGGCGTCGTTCGTCTGGTTCTGGGTGACCTGTTCGGTGATCTCGCTCATGTGGTTTTCTTCCTCCCTGTTTCATCCGGCGTGTGCTCTGCCGCGCCGTCTCATTGTCTGTATGAGAAAAGCGCCCCAGACCGAAAGCCCGGTCATGTGGCGCTTTGTCCCCGTATGTGGTTTTATTCCGCCTTGGGCGGCTTGTCCTCGGCTGCCTGTATCCCGTCCTCCCGGAAGGCCCCGGGCGTGAACAGCTCCTGCTGCTGTCTGCGGCGTTCTTCCTCCTCCGCGTCCAGCATTTGCAGGGCCTTGTCCGGGTCTTCCACAAAGGGAACCTGACTTAAGAGCAGCTTCCGAGGCACCATGTCGGAATAGTTCATCAGCGTTTGCGATACTTCCAGATCGTTCACCGGCAGGGAGCGGGTGAAGGCGATCTGCACCGCGCCGGTGTCGCAGTCCGGCGCGCCCTTTAATTTCAGGAAGTGGTTCAGGCAGCTGAGCCGCTGCCGCAGCCCCTCCCGGAACCACTGTTCCTTTTGCCCCACCAGCTGCTCCAGCCCGAAAAGCTTGTAGCGCATGGAAACGCCGCTGGCCGTCCCCGCAAAGTTCTTGTCGGACAGGTCGGGCACGAAGGAGAACTTGTGGATGTCCTCCTTCAGGCCGTTGCGCAGCACCTCGTTGCCGCTTTCGCTGTCCGGCTTGGTGATGTATTCGGCGCTGGCGTCCTCCGGCAGAAACAGCATCCGCGTGCGGCGCAGCCGTTCGGAGGGAAGGGTCTGCTCCTTGTCCTCGGTGGTGGCTTCCTCGATGCCGTCCTCGGTCTGCACCTCCTCGGCGGTGTCGTCGGGGCTAAGGCCCCCCACGCCCTTCAGGATCATAATGGCGTCGGTGAACTGCTGCTTGTCGTTCAGCCGGTCGCTCTGCAAAAGGTCGTAGGCGTCAATGAGGCTCGTCACCGGCTCAAAGTCGCCCATTTCCCGGCTGTTGTTCCAGTACTCCGTCAGGGGCAGCTGGCCGAAGAAGTGCCGCTCCTCCGCCACCAGATGGGGCGTTTCCGTGCTTTTGCGCTGGTAGTAGAAGATCTTCTGCGCCGTGTACACGGTCACGTGTTCGCCCGCCCGGTCCAGGTTCTCGTCCAGCATTTCCCGCAGCATCAGGCCCAGTAGCGGCCGGTGCTCCACCGTGTCGTCGTAGACCACAAAGCAGCTGCGGGGATCCACCGCCGCCATGCGCGGCTCGGCGTTCTCGTCGGCGTAACACAGCTCCACGCCCTTGCCGTACACCGCCGCGTCCACCGAAAGCTCACTGTCCACGCTGGCGCTGCTGGCAGCCTGCAGGGCCTCCTGAAGGGGCTGGAAAGCCCCTTCCGTGCCCTCCGGCGGCGTGTAGGTGACGGGTTTGCCCGTCAGGAAGCCGCTGGCAATGGTGACGATGTAGCCGGGCAGATCGTGCACCAGCCGGTTGTTGGGCAGCCCGGCCATACGGGCCCGGCGGCTGATGGCATGGTCGCGGTCGTAGAGCCTCTTGAGGCCGTTCAGGCGTTCGGCTTCCGGCTGCCATTTTTGCAGGATGGCACTGAGCAGCTTGGGGGACGGCGCACCGCCCTCGCTGAGCAGTTCCGCGGGAATGACGATCATGGTCAGGGATCCTCCTCGTTTATCGGGGCACGACGGCCCTGCGTTCTGTGGCTACGGCCTCCATGGCGTAGCGCACCGCGTCGATGGTGTGGTTGTTCTTGTCCGGGTACACGCCGCCGATCAGGTCCCCGGCCCGGTCGCGCCCGTATTCGTACTGGGAAAACTCTCGGGCGGCGCAGGGGCAGCGGGCCGTGTCGATGACGATCTGAAAGCGGTTTTGCAGCCAGCGGATGCCGTGATCCACGCTGTCGGGGCCTTTCTTGGCCCCGGAGGCGTTCACCCTCAGCCGCCGCAGGGCCTCCCGGCTGCGGGGGTCGGCGCTGTCGCAGATGACGGGTTCGTCCGGCCGGCGCAGGCGCTTGCGGATCTGTCCGGCCAGCTGCTCGTGGCTCTGGCCGCTGGCCACGAACTCGTCCACCACGTACAGGCGGCGGTATTTGCGGCTGTAGGCGCAGCGAACGAAGGCGTCCGGGTCGCTGGCAAAGCCGAAGTCCAGCCCGTTGTAGCGGGGCAGGCCGTCCACCTCGTCCGCCGCCACCGGGCGGCAGCACAGGTTGGTGAAGATCTGGCCGCCGGTGCCGGTCACTTCGCCCAGGTACATATGCCGGTAGGCCCGCTCGTTTATCTGCCGCAGGGCTTCCGCCTCGGCGAGGAAGCTTTCGCCCAGCCATTCCGGCGGCATTTGCCGGTAATCGCTGTGATGCTTCCGGCGGCCCGGCACCTCCTGCAGGGCTTCGCCGTTCACCCAGTTCTGGGCGCTCATGGGCGGGTTGTAGCTGTAGAAGGTCACGGCCCGGCGGCTTTCCGTGCCGCGCAGCACGCTGGCCTTGATGGTGCGCACATCCTCCATGCCGCCGAACTCCGTCAGCTCCTCAAACCACAGGAAGCGAAAATAGCCCCCATTCGGGGCTTTTAAACCCTTCGACTTCTCCGCCTTATCCGCGCCCCGGAAAAGGATCTTCTGCCCCGTAGAAGGGCACTGCAGCTCCATTGGGGACGTACGGCGCTGCCAGTACGCGCTCACCCCCAGCTGCTCCGCCGCCCACACCATCTGCTCGAATACCGTGTCCCGCAGGGTATCGCCCACCTTGCGGTAGATGACGGCACTGGCCCGGGGGTCCCGCAGGAGCATGGTCAGGATGCACAGGGAAATAAAGCTGGACTTGCCGCTGCCGCGCCCGCCGCTGAGCCAGTACTCCGAATAGCGTTCGCGCCGCACCTCGTCATACACGGGGAAAAAGCCCGGGGCGATGAGCTGGGACAGGCGAACGTCAGCCATCGGGCCCCTTTTGCGGCCCGGCCGGGATATCGTCAATGATCTTCGGCGCCTCGGCCACCACCACACTTTCCGTGTACAGGCCGTAGCGCTTGCCCAAAAGCTCCGCCGCCTTCAGCCGCTCCTTCTCGTCCGGCCCCTTGCGCAGGATGTTGGCCTCGGAACAGCCGTCGCCCGTGCCCTCCACCACCACGATCTCCGACTCCGATTCCCCCCGCAGCACGCTGGTCAGGTATTTCAGAATTTCGTCCTGTTTGGCGATGAGTTTTTCTTCCTTCGCGGCCATCCGGGCCTCGATATACTGTTTTAACAAAGGTTTCGTTAAGTTCTCCGACCCGATGGCCTGCGCGGTCTTGGCCGAATACCCCGCCCGGATGGCGGCCTGGGTGGCGTTCAGGTCGATCAGGTATTCATCGCAGAAGCGCTGCTGCTTGGCGGTCAATTTTTGGCCCATCGTGCCACCCCTCCTTTCTTTCGGCCTACGTCCTCGCCTTCGGCGGGCCGTAGGCTTCGGGCTGCGCTGCCCCTTTGGGGCGTGCTCGCCCTCGGTTCCCTTCGGTCACCCTCTGTAAAATCAAAAAAGGACGCCTGTTTGCGTCCTTCTCCGGCCTTTATGGGCCGTAAGCTTCAGGGGCTTTTTTTATCAGCCCCCGCGCTTTCATTCTCTTTTCGTTTCCACGTCCGTCTCTCCATCCCCCAGATAGACGATGTGCGTCCGCTTGCCCTCTTTGGCAAGGATGACGCGCCATTCCTCGTTCGGATTGGAGCAATAAGGGTACACCCGCAGCCGCTGGCCGGTCTGAAAGTCGATGTGCATTTCCCCCTCCAGCGTGACGGACGCGCCCAGTACTTTCAGCCCCGCCTGTTCCAGCGCGTCCGCGTGCTCGTCGAACAGGGAGTTCCCCTCCGGGTCTTTTTCCAGCTGCTCCTCCGTGACCCCTTCCCGGGGCAGGTATAAATCATTGATCGCCAGCAGCGCCTTTCCCCCGTCGGTCATTCGAACCGGGCACTGAGCGTGAACGTAGATTTCGGTTTTCTCCCCGATCAGGGAGAGGACGATAAAATCCAGCTTTTCGTTGCTGACCCCTCTGATCTGCTGCAGCGTCAGTCCCTGCGCGGCTTGTAAAAGCCGGTTTACCGTCGTTTGCTGTTTCTTGTCCATTCCTTGCCCTTTCTGTAGCCGGTGATCTTTTCGGTTTCCGATGACGGATAAAAAGACCCGTCCTTTTCAGGTCAGGTCTCTGTTTCTGTATACTTGTTCACAGTACCATTATAGCACGATTTGAACTCTCATGCACTCTCATTTTGCCTTTTCGGCCAAAAATTTTTCAATCGCCGCTTTGATGACCTGCGCCTGCGGAATGCCTGTTTCAAGGCACTTGGCCTTGAAAGCCGCGGCCATTTCCTTCGGAACGCTGACGCTGATCTGGGTGTAGACCTTTTCATTGTACCTCCGTTTTACCGCCGTGGAAGTATGGGTCTTCCGTCCTGTTTCCGTCATATTTTCTCCTCCTCCGTTTTATTTTTTATGCTTCCGAACGATTTTTCGAATGTCCCCAATGCCGCTGACAGCCAAAAGCACCGCCACGATCACCAGCAGCACACCCACGATCACCCAAAGAATGCTTTTCATCGTTTGACTTTTCCGCCCTTTATGGTAAAATGAAAAAGAAGGGGTGGGGGACTTTCGTCCCCCGGGAGTGTTACCTCCAAAGAGCAATCGCTGTCAGCAGTGCAGCCACACTACCGATCAGCTTAGCGGCGGCTTTCATCAGCGCTGCTTTCTCTTTGGGGCTTAACCCCTTCTTTTTCTTTCCCATCGGCGTTCCCTCCTTTCCCCTCTTGATGATCATATTATATCATACTAG